CGCTTCTTGCGTCTTGCGCTGGGTCTCTGCCATCTGAGTCTTGAGGATTGCCTGAGCCGCAGGATCGGAATTGACCGCCTGCTCCATCTTGGACTGCTGTGCCTGCTGGACCTTTTGTACAAGCTGCATGATGGCCGGCTGGGCCTGCTGGAAAGCAGCCTGGGCATCCAGAGATACCATCTCTGCGGCCAAGGAGAGCGCCTGCTGGTCTTCCAGCGACAAGGGTTTCTCTTCGGTTAGCTTCACCTTCTCTTCGCCGCCAGAAGCCTCGGCTACGTAGGCGCGCATAGACTGCAGGTAATGCAGCGTCAAATGTTGTTTGATGTGCTCAAGCGCGTGCGTTGAGAACACCGGGCCAATGAGTGGGCTGCCACCGTAGTTGGGGTCTTGGGCATACGCCAAGTGAACCTTGATGTGTGCTAAATGGTCCTGGTCGGGGTAGGCCGCCGCAGGGCGACCCATTGACATTGCCACGTTCTCCAGCGCAGGATTAGATTCCTTAACTCCCTCTGGATCGGGCAATATCTCATTAATTGCAGGAACTTTTAACTGCTTCAAAACCCTCCGGTGTGCAGCCCGAAGATCGTAGAGTTGCGGAGCGGAGCCCGCCATCTGTAAAACAGCTTGCGCTTGAGCCAGTCGTTGTGTCTCAGAGAAAATGTTCGGATCCGAAACAGGCCGAATGTCATTGTTGGAGGCAAAATCTCGTACTTCAATCTCAGTTCCCGACTGGTTATCCATCTCTTCGAGATACCAGTGGTTAATACGAGAGAGAATCTTGAGCGACTTGGCTTGGGACCGATGAAGTCGAGCGTGAATACTCGAGAACACCTTCGCGCCCTGTTCAATAAGCGCCTGCGTTGTACCAACGGGTGTGTTCGCATTTGCATCACCAATCTTCTCTTCTGCTGTCGTTACAACGCCCTTAGCAGCGGTTGTCAGCCAACCAAGAAGCTCCATGAGCACACCTGACGGCGGGTTAAATGGCAGCGGCATTGCCAGTTTGCGTACATCGTCTACTCCAGGCGCCCCCTCAATCTCGAGCACTTGCGTCGGTTCGATACGATCACTTTGTCCAGAGATGCGACCACCCTTGAGCTTGAGCATTGTCTGGCTGTTATTAATATGCGCTGCATCCAGAAGTGCCCGTAGAGCACCAGTGAGAGCGGCAGCAAGCCCGCCAATAAGATGAGGTAGCCCAATAGCGTAAGCACCGCGCCAAGGAATGAATTTAAATTCAACAATCCAGTCAAGCTTCGTGAGCGTTTCATCGCCGTATTCCCAGTTACGATACAAAGACAGAACCTTACCAGAACTCTCGTCAATCGACATGATGTACGGAGCACGTCGACCTTCTGTCTCGTTGTCGTCGTCTAAACGCAGGAAACATGTAATTTCGTACACGCGGCGAACGCCGTCCACGTTTTTGCTGGGCTGCGACTTGCCTTCGATCTTGTCGTTGGCCTTCTCAGACCGGGTCTGCTGGTCCTGTTGAATGTCGGAGGGCGCAACAATGTCAAGATCCCGATAAATGCCTTGGTCAACACGCTGTTGAAATGTGTCTTCCGTGATGTCCTGTACTTCGGTTACACGCGGCGATGTATAGAAGTTAGTGGACGCATACGGCAGAAGAATGTTGTCAATCGGAATCCATTCGCACGTGGGTCGACGCTGCTCTGAGTCCCAACGCCATTTAAAGTATTGCGATCCACCAAGGGGAATCTGAGTGAGCAGTTGCTCCATCTCATCCCGGTACTCTTCAACCTGGTCCGTAAGCTGCCAGTTAAGTAAGTCGGCCTTGCGGTCTGCTACCTCAACCTGCTTACGATCCGCGGTGCCTCGGATTTCGGTTTTTACAATCCCGTCAGCCGGGAGAAGCTCTCGCGAACTCGACGCAGCAAAGTCAACGCACGCTTCAGCCATGACTGGGTGAACGACTTTAGACGCTCCGTCAAACGTTGCGCCACCGGGCGCATCTTTGCCAAGGCCTGTCCTACGAAGTCCTTCTTCATACTGTTTATCCCTTTCTTTTCTTGCCTCACGATCAACATCTATTAAATCGATATACTCCGTTGCAAGAGAACTTAAAACATCCTCTTCAAACGTTTCTGCTAAGTTGGCATAAAACTCAGGATTTTGGTTAGGGCCTTCAATAGGCCGATAGTTGATGACGACAGAGCCATCATCAAGCTCAATAACTTCTTCTTCCGCCTCACCAGGCTCAAGATCAAGCACTTTCTCAATGTGCTCAATCTCTTCCTCTTGCATTAGTCCCTTTTCAAACTCCTCGTTCTTTTCAAGATCGAGAGCGCTAAGATTAGCGCCTTGTTGAATGGGTAAATTAGGTAGTTGCGGCATTATTTATAATCTTCCATAACTGAACGCGGCTCAGGTTGGCCCCGTAACGCATCGTATCCTGCCAGACCAAGACTTGCTGCGGTGGCCGGCGCTGTCAACACAGGGTGCATCGCTGCAGCGTTGAGCGCGGTTTGTACTGCCGATATGACGGCACCAGTGCGATCACCGCGCTGGTATCTTTCGAATGCTTCTTTGGCTGACAGCGGAACAGACGCGCCGCCCATCACCCGAAACGCAGGGTTTGTAAGTTTGGGCGCCGCAGCAGCAAAACCCGCCGCGGTGTTCGTGCCGTGCAGTAGCGCACCAAGGGCATCGCCCTCTTGCGCAGAACGCAACGCTTCTGGTGCTGACACCGCGCCAATAACAGGACCCATGCCGCGGCCAGCAAGTTTCCCATACCGTTCCAACCGAGAGGGCTTTTGACCTCGCGCGGCCATTTCTGCAACCATCTTGTCAGGAGTCGTGGCCCCGCCGTCGGCAAAACCGTCGGGTCGGTCTGGGTTAATGCGTTTTTCAGTTAGTGGTCGCACACCTGGCAGTTGGCCCTGCTGCAACATCAATTCGTCTTTGGCGTACTGCGAGTAATCTGACGGCGGTTTAGAAAGTGTCCGCTCAGATATGCCCTCCGTGCGCGCACGGGACACCCAGTCCTTCATGCCCTTGGCCGTGGCAGGACGCTCGCCCAGAATGCCAAGACCCTTCTCGCCGTACTGATGGCGCAGAGGATTAAACTCGGCAATCATCATTTCTAACTCTTCGTCAGACGGGTACCGCTTGTTACGCTTAAAAAATTCTAGTTTGATCTGATCAATCAACGGGATCTTGCCCTGGCCCAGCGCTTGGTTTTCCATGCCGGTTGCAATTCGTGCAATCGCATCTGATCCTGGCGTTGTACTGGGCTGAACAATGTCATCTAGTGCCCCAGACACTTGCTTTTGTTCGATGCTGGCCACCACGTTAGGATCGTTGATGTCCATAGGCTTTGGCGTAAGGGCGGTGCCCTTTTGCGTGCGGCCCGTCATTGCTTTGGTCAAGAACGCATCCGGCGCGTTGGGGTTGATCAGGTTAGGATCTGTGGCCAGCTCATACTGCGCCCGCACTTGGGCCTGTGGTCCGGTGCGCAGCGGTGTTGTTGGGCGGGAAAGGCTCTCCAAATGACCGCGCAATGCCTGTACATCCTCGGGTGAGGGTGACTTGCCATAGATCTGCTTAAACTTAGCAACCGCTCTGGCAATCTGGGGCATAAACTCTTTGACTACTCGCTCGCCGCCAGCAAAACGTGGCAGCTCGACCAGTTCAAAAAGCATTTCGCGCGGGGTCTTAATTGGGTTCATTATTTTTTGGGTCTCCCTAGCACTATTTATGCAAGGATCAGCCAATATCCGACCTATTGTGCGTACGGGTTCTCACGCTGCTTCTTGTCGTCCGCATAACTGTAGTCCCGCGCGGGCAACGGATCGAGCTGCAGCCAGCCAGAGTCCCTGAGCACACGCAGCGCCTGGGAGAGCGCATCCACGTAGTCATCATGTCCGCCGGACTCAGGGAACGAGCAAACCTGCCGCATGAATCGTTTGGTCCACTCGGCATACTCACCCGGCTTCTTGTTGTCTTCGGGAATGTAAACCTTTCCCTTGGCAATCAGCGGGGCCACGATGTTCATACGCTGCACTTTGTCCGCTCTGCCGGGGTTGTACGCCCGCACCGGCACACCGGCACCTTGCAGCTCTTGTATCAGTGAGATACCAGCCGACTTATCTTCCATCAGAATAAGGTCTGCCTTCCTGCCCTTTGCAAATGTGTTGTCTGCGCCGTACACAACCTCTTTAAAATCGTTGATCACCTTCTTGCGCAGCTCTGGGTACGACAGGTGTGCGTCCCACGCATCCAACAAAATCACATGTGTGCCGCCGTCTAACTTTTCAAACACGCCCCACACCTCACAGGCCGTTGGGTCGTTGTGTGTCTTCTCGCTCGTTGCCGGATCGTATGACGCGATCACATACTCAAGCGTTGGCGTCTCCTGTTTGGCCGGCCACATGCGGAACCACTTACGCTTCACAATACCCGCATCCTCTGGGTTTAAGATCTCGCCGTAGATCTCCTGCTTACCCAGGTCTGTGCCCTCATACGTCTCCAACTGCTTGAAGAACGTGGCGGAGAGGTTTTGCTTGTTGTCA